TGGCTCACCTACTGGGTTCATGCGATGGTCGTGTGCCATGGTCAATCCTTACTGATGTAGGTGTGCTTCGGGGGCGTTAGCCAAAGGGGTACGCTCTACTATTCCATACTGTGATTGGAGTTCCATCGCACGCACTGAGGCGTCAGTTGGATCAAGGTCACCACCACGGTCTGGTGTGGTGCTCTTAAACTTACCGTCCTTGGCGCCGAGGCGGAGGTCGTTGTTCATTGAGCGGGTTTCGTTTACAGCCATAGTATTAATCCTATCACGGTTTCGGGTTATTTAAAGATTCACGAATTCTAGCAATAGCCGCTTCGCCCATCACTCTACGTTGTGCACGGCTTTTTGCTGGAGCAGTTGCGGAAGGGGCGGGGGAAGCAAGACGATCTTCTTTCATCTTTTTTACACCTTCAATAGCCGCTAGTTGCTGTGGTGTAAACACTCTAGGTGCTGGTGGTTCAGGCGTAACCCGTTCCATATTGACTTTAAGCCTAGGACGTTCAATTGGTGTTGGTGCTGGGCGTGGTGTTGGTGGGCTTACTTTATGTATTGGTCGGTCAGATACTCCCGCAACAGCACTTTGTTGTAATGGAGTTAAATCCTCTACTGGTGTCTTTGAAGCCATAGGAGACATGCGCAAAGTTGGGCGTGGCTTCCCCATTGGACTTGCCCCTGGCGGTGGCGGGACCAACGGGGTGACGGGCAAAGTGGGTACCACAGCAACGGGGGCAGGTGCAGGGGGTGGCGGAGGGGTAGGAGTGCTTGTAGCCATGAGGGCTTCGTGCTCTTTAATGTCCTTCATCGCTGTAACGACTTGCCCAATAGGGTGTGCCTTAGCAACCAATTTTAAAGTGTCTTTAAATGTTCCCATAATTAAATAGTCGTTCCTGATGGTGTGCCCCATGGGCTTCTTGGACGTGGTCTGGTTGAAGCCGTCATAGTTGGGGTGGGTGGAGTAGGGGGTGTGCCTGCTGTAGGTGTAGGTGAGGGACTCCCTGTAGGCGCAGGTGATGGACTTCCTGTAGGTGCAGGTAGCGGACCACTAGTTGTAGGAGACGTTGGCATTGTAAGACCAGCAGTACGCTTGCTCCACGCAACCTTGTTTCCATCATTGAATCCAGAGGTCATAATGCCGTCGCCTTTATCCCAGTTCAATAATTGGCTCTTGTAGGAGCGAGCCTGAGAACGGCTTTGAACGGTAGGACCTTTTTTAAAGCCACCCCTCATCCACGATGGTGTCTGCCAAGCCATACTGTTTGACCATTGCTGATTGAGGCGTTGGTTTTGAATATCGCCAATGTAATCATTTTCTGCCATTACATCCCCAAACTTTGCATTGAGTAGCGACTAGAACCTGAGAAGTTATCTTCCATGAATGTACCATCACGGAACATCACAGGAGCGCCAGAGACCCACGAACGGTTAGAAGCCGCATAACGGTCAATGTTAAGCACATCCATTATTCCCATTGTCTGTTTCTCAAAACCACGGTTCTGTGGAAACATTTGCTGTGGGTAGACAGGGCGGATCTGGCGAATGGTGTCTGGATCAGACACGGCGTTCTGCAATGCCATGTCAACGAGCATCTCGGTGTGAGATTGCCACGGTCGTGGGGTAGGCAGTTGTTGAGCCATTAGTTAGTTGTACCAACCGTTTTTGTACTTATCTTCACGGCTTTCACGTGCAGGTAACTTAGGACGTGGCATACCATATGGGTTTGCATCGTCATTACTGCTCTTCTTAGGCTTGTCTTTACCAGCATCACCAGTTTTGGTCTTTGGCTTCTTTGGTGGTTGTTTACCACCATCACCTGCCATGGTTTTGTAAATATTGCGTGGGGACAAATCAGAAATACGTGCTTCTTGACCTGTGTACTCAGGGGTGTTTGGGTCATCCAAGTCAGGATTTCCTGGACTGCCCATAAGAGCGTTCTTAATACGACTAGCGCCTGTTTGCATACCACCAGAGGCAGGGTGGTTACGCATCTTCCATGTCTTCATGTCAACAATGCGTGCTTCGTTACGTGACTCGTCAGTACCTTTTGCCATGGTTATTTCCAGTTCGGTGCTAGGGATTTGAGTTGAGAACGGCGTTGAAGGCTGATTTCTGTAGCCTCGTCACGTTTTTGGTCTCGTGAAATACCACGAGGACCGACCTTGCCATCATTAGTAAGACGCACAGGCTCTGCACCAGTTGGCGCAAACTTCAAACCTTGTGCTTGATACTGAAGAGCAGTATAAAGGTTGAACTCATCGGGCCAAATGTAATCGCCCGCATTAATCCGTTCACCTTTATGCACACCACGTGAGTACTGGCGGGCATTCATTCGGCTGAGTGAGCCGAGGATCTTGTCTTGACGGCGGTTAGCCGACATGGTGCCAAGGTATCCGTCTGGATACTGTGTGTCAGCGCCTGTCTGATAGCCAGATAGCGCTAGGTCTTTAGCGTTACGGAATACAGGTGACGGACCAAAGTCGGACTGCGTGCCTACACCATTTTGCGCCGCTGGAGTCATCCATGATGTAAAAGTGTTTTTGCTCATATGCCCGTTTGACCTTGTCCGCTCGGGTTGAGTAGACCACCCATTATACCTCCACCTAGAGGTGAGATTGGACGTATTGAATGGCGGGCACCGCCACGCTCACCCGTCATAGATGCAGGAGTCCTACCGATAGTAGGTTTGCGAGGCTTCTTTTTGGAAGCCATAGTCACATCTCGTTAGGTTTTTTGGCTTTAGGGTTAGGAATTGTTGCCTTTGGGTAAGTCTTATTGGCTACCGAAGGTGCGTCAATGCGCTTAGTACGTTTCCTAGGCTTTTCGTTAGGCAACAATGCTTGTCGCCGTTCACGCTTTGCTTTACGGTTTGCATTTAGTTTTTCTGAAGCCATTGCTTTAACAGTTGCATTGCGCTCTTCAATATATTTATCTCTGCCAGCCATGTACTCGTCATGGGTAGCAGGGGAACCTACGGCTCTGCCCAATTGGCGAGGGTGATTCTTTTCTAGTTGCTCAGGTGATGCTGTTTTGCCTGTTGACTCAAGTCTTTCAACTGTCTGGGTATTTGGGTCACGCAAAGCAATGCGGACGTTTCCTACATCACCAATCTTGCTTGTCTTGGTGGTATTGCTACGTTCAATTTTAATACGGTTAGTCCACTTGACTGGGTAACCTGCATCGTCTGGACCAAGTGTCCCTGCTTCACGAGCAGGGGTATGAATCACAGGGACAACAGTTTCAGTAGGTTCTTCTGAAGACTTACCAGTGTTTGGTAAATCCCAAATCTTAAATGGAGATTCTGAACCTGCTCCAGATGCGAAGTGGTCTTTACGAGCCATTAACGCTTTTTGTTTTCGTCCATGATTCGCTTAGTACGCACTTCTTGTGCGTCATCTGCCATTGTTGGTTCTTTTTTCATGCGCTTTTGTGTGGCTTTAATACCACCAGTTTTAAATGTTTTAACTGTTTCCTTGTCGGCGGTTTCTTGATCACTGCCCATGTATTTCATACCACCAGGCTTGAGCCAACTGTCGTTTACACGGTCGTCAGCGGCTTTAGCGGCATCATATGCTTGACCTGCTTTTGCTGACTCCTTCATTACCTTAGGCTTGTTGACATTCTTCAAAGCCTTTGCGGTACTCTTGTCTGACTTAGCCTGAGCCTTACCTGCTGGGGTTTTTTCGTCAATCCATACCTTGCCACCATCGCCTCTGTCATGCAAGCCGATGTAAACCTTGTTAGTTACCGATGACTTGAAACTTGATGGACCTTCACGGCGAAGACCAATCTCATTTTTACCTGTTGTCTCGTTATAACGAGTGTTTTGACCCGTTGAACGAGTTGTCTCTGGTCCAAAAGGAGTTTGAGTGGTGGAGGTTACACCATGTGGATCGTCTCCACGACCGTAACTTGCTCCGCCACGAAGTTTGCGAAAAATAGCCATAATTAGTTTTCAACTTTCTTGAAAGATATAGGAGGTACGTCGTCGTATGGATCAACATCTTGCTCAGTTGCTACTGGTGGTACATGGTGTGGGTTATCTCCACGACCTGCTCCTGCACCACCACGTTGTGTTGACATCTTGGAACGGGCGGCGGCTGGAAGGGTACCTCGCAGTTTTGGACTAATCTCTGACACCCTTACCTCACCACTGGTTTAAATGAGATAGCCGAAATGGCTTCTCCGTTATCACCAATAATATCATCAAAGCCGATTATGTAAGTGAGATCAACACCACGAGGGGCAACAAAGCCTCTAGCAATTGCAGCGGCTTTGGCTGCTTGATTGACTGCACTTGCACCGATTGCTCGCATCTTTGGCGATTGCCCTGCGTTCACTGCACGAGCGAGAATAGATCCAACACTCTGAGGGTTGCTGGAACCCGAGACTTTAAGGACGTCCTCAATTGGGGAATTAAGTTCTTGTGACATGGTTGTACTCCTAGTAAACAATGATTTTAAATTGTTCTCAAAGTTTAGAAGTACTCTGCCTCTTTCAAGAGTTCTATCAGGTCATCTAGCCTCATCACAGCGTACGACTCACCCAACGCTTTTTCCCCTTTACCTTTCCTCTTCACTACCAACGCAGGAACGCCGTCACCTAAACGATCCGCTTGCTCTACAGTGTCATTGAGCCACCCACTGATATTGAATGACTTGTCGTTCTTGCACTGGATCGCAACCTCACGTTCGGTCACACGGCGCACAATGCCATTGATGTCACCTGTGTCCATGGCTCCAGCAAGGGCTGTCCTGCGGGCATTACGAAACCCAGCACCGATTAAGTAGTCCTTGACCAAGGTCTCAAAGGCTGTTCCTTTGGCTTTGTGTTTGTTACCCATTACTTAACTCCTTTACTTATACTTTGTGATAACAGGGTACCCAGTTAGTGGGCACATTTCTAAATCTGGCGATACTGGGCTGGTGTAACTGCGGACAAGTAAACGCTGAACCCAACGGTCGGTCCCGTCATAACTGGCTTGGAATGGCTTACGACCATGGACGGTGTTGGAGTTATCAATAATCAAAAGGTCACCTCTAGTTAATGCTATTTCGTTAGTGTGCTTCTCTATTGCACGACCAAACTCTTCTAAAGCATCTTGAGCCGCCGCTGTAGTGCCACGCATGACGGACTTGTCGTAGCACATGGTGCTACGCCCATCCTTAACTCCTAATACAGAAGTTGTAACAACAGTGTCAGGTTCTCCGTGCGTTCTAAAACTATCGTCAACAGTTGTTTCAAATAGAGGCATTGACAACAGCGCAATACAAACATCATCTAACTCAGGCAAGATGTTTTGCAACTGCGCATAAGTTGTAAAGGCTTGTGGGTCGCCACGTAAGCACAGCAACATAATGTAGTCAGGCTTGTACGGATGGAAGGCTGTCTCAGTATGGAGCGCCAAGGTTGTTTTAGATGACGAAGATATCTGTGAGTACTCAGTCTTTGGGTTGGGCACAACGTTTTGAATCAGTCTGCCGTTTTGTTCTTGTTTGTACCCTACTGGTACGCCAAGGTTCTTTGCGTAATGAAACAAGGTGTCACGAGCAATAGGACAAGTATCCTCAGAGATGTTTGGTGTGATTGGTGTGGTTGGTATTGGACCAACGGGCACATCTTTAAACAGAACAACGGTCATGGGTTATATCGTGCTTGTCTACGCTCCTGCGGAGCAATGCTGATACGGCGACTAAGTTCTCGGGACAATACCTGTGCACCACGCTCACAACGTTCAAACACTGAGTCCACCATCTTGCGGTATGCACGGGAGTTCAAGTGTTCTTCCTGCTGTTCAATAACATCAGGGTCAACATCTCGGCGGGCTTTAGCCAATGTCACGGTGTCACCTTTAGCAGTGTCACTCCATTGACCGATCAAGCAACGTGCTTCAACGATACGACAGTTGTTTGCTTGTCGTTCTTCGCTGATCTCTGCTTCAACCAATTCTGATTTAGCGTATGACACCCACGCCATGAACTCTCCGTAGAGAGACATAAGTTCAGCGTCTGATAACTCGTCCAGATACTGAGGTACCTGTGGCATCTCCCCCGCTGGTCGTGGGGGCATCGTGAACTTCTGATTGAACTTCTCCCTCACTGAGGAGTTGTCCTGTGAAGGGTTTGTCATTGTCATCGGTTCTGGTCGCAGTATTGTTCGCATCGTTTTCCTTCCAGCATGTGTTTTTGAATGGGCATTGCTTGCATGTCTTATGTTCTGAGTCCGTTACCCACGCTGGACGCATGGGTGGGACTGATGAATCTAGCGCCCGAACTACCGTTTCGCAAGCGCTAAGAATCGGATCAACTAGTTCCTGTTGGAACTGGACTACGAACTCTTTTACTTCTTGGGTGGCTTTCCATTCGTAGATAAACACCATGGTATGAATGCCTGTGCAGTACATGTACAGCATGGCTTGGCGAACATGAGACTGAAACGGTTGACGGATGCGTTTCCACATCTCATCAGGTTTACCTTCAGACTCTTTAAATATGTCATAACTCTCAAAACGGATGGTGCCAGCGCCAACGCTCTTGATTTCAATAAGAAATGGCTCTTCTTTCCCGTTGTTGACAATACCGTCAGCATGCCCAAGGATATGAAACTGATCGTTGGTTACGGGAACTTCACGATAGATAGGACCAGGGGTTCCGCATGACGGGCACTTTTGTGGACTCAAATCCACCCATTTGTGACTACAAATATCGTTCTTACATTGCCATGTCCCATGGAGAACGCCTGCGTCACGAAGCCAACCCTGCCACTTGGCGTGGATAGCGTGACCTTCTGCAAAGACGTTCAGTCGTTGGAACGCAAACTTCTCGTCTTCTTTCTCATAACCCTTGATGGTGTACCAAGACGAACGAGGGCACCAATCCTTCTTAGCAATCTCGCTTGGGTGTAGGTGAGCAGTGTCTCGTGTAGATGATAAGCGCTCTTTGATTAACTGAGCCTGCACAATAGGAATGACCTTACCTTTGCTGGTAAGAGCCTTTTTATATTCCTGTAAGTGCCATGGTGTTTCAGTCATCGTTTATCCCGCTCATCTCTAGAAAATCATCTTCAGTAATTATCACGTACCTACGGTTGTTAAGGTCAAACTGCAATACAGGAAGGCGATCTTCCAAGATGGCACGTTCAACTAACTCCGATAGGTCTTTATGTTTAATGGTTATTTGTTTGGTGTTGGTGGTGAACTTGTTCTCAATCAAGATATCGGCAGTGCGTACATCATTCTTACGCAACCAACCTGATCCTGATCCTGCATTACGACTTCCTTTATAGGACTTAGCGCTTCGCTGTTCCTGTTTCTTGGATGTCTTATTAATGGCTTTGCGGTCGTCACCACCAAGGATCATTCAAGACCAAACTTTGCAAACACTTCTTTAGTGATCTTGTCTCGCAGGTCAAGGTCTTCACGAACTGCTTGAAGCACTCCGTCTTTACCTTGCCACTTTTGGTCTCCGTAGGAGTAGTAGGCACCTGCACGGGTAACCAACTCATAAGCAATTGCAATGTTGACAACGTCTTTTACAGTGTCATACTCACCACGACTGAATCCTGTGGTATCTGCAAAGTAGTAGTCAACTACAGCAACTTGTTGTGGGCGGTACGTCTTGTTCTTCATGGTACGAGCCTTGATCGTTTGACCTACGGTCTCGTCCTTGGCTTTGATCCACTCGTCACGCTTTACTTCAACACGGCAGAAGTAATGGAAGTTCTTAGCCTTACCACCTGGGGTAGTGCGGTTGTCTCCCCACATCACACCAATCTTTTCACGCCACTGGTTGATCATAATGCCTGTGCACTGGCGCTCGTCATGAATCAGTGAGCGCTTCTGTGACTTAGAAGACTTGCGGAAGAACTTACCTGTGAGGCGAGCACCAAGACCTACAGTGAACTCTTCCATCATCTTTTCTGACTCGTCACTTGGTACGAGAGCAGGGAGTGAGTCAATCACGATCATGTCAACGGCACGGTTGTCCAGTGCTTTAATGACAAGGTCATAAACCTGTTCCATGATGTTGGACTCAACGACCCACAAACGGTCAAGGTCTACACCAATGCTCTTGGCATAATCAGGTACGTATTCTTCAGCCGCAATCCAAAGCGCTGTAAAGTCTGGGTCAAGGGCTTGATTAGCCGCAATAGTTTTATAAGCAAGTGCAGTCTTACCTGAAGACTCTTCACCAATGATTTCACTCCACTGGTTAGCAGGCCAGCCTCCACCAAGCATGAGGTCATAAGCAAGAATGCCTGTGGTGATGCGAGGCATTAACTCACGAACGGAACTGCCCTTAACGAGCGTGCCGTCTCCGTACTTCTTGTTCATCGCATTGATGATTGAATTGAGTGATTCGTAATCAGTCATTTAAACTCCCCAACTAGATCCGTCGCCTTGTGAAAATCTGCCGTTCCAACCACACGCATAACAACGTGGTGCTGGCTGTGCTCCGTTGATCATACTGTTTGATCCTCGTCCTACACGGCTAAATACATAAATACTTCCGCATTCAGGACAAGTTGAGTTGCCTTCTTTACGAGCCGCTTCTCCACCTTTCCATAAGCGAATTGCATCACTCATGTTTAGTTGGTCAGTCGGTAAACGATTAGGGTCTAATAACTCTTGGTTACCCTGTTGTACTTGCTGTTGTGGTTGTGCAACAGGGAAATTTAGAACAGGAGAAGTTGGGGGTGTTGCATACGTGCGAGGTGCTGTTGGTTTTTCCCCTGCAATCTTTTTACTCCACCAGTCACTCATCGTCATCCCTTTCCATCAGGTTGTCTAACATTATTAAAATTCTCTCTGAATCCGCAAGTTTGTTAACGGCAGCCATACCAAACACTGTCAATATGGCAACAATCTCATCTTTAGGGGACACTAGTTTATCCGATTTCTCTAGTAGATCAGCAAACCAGTTAGCGCCTTCTAAGATTTCATTGTAAATGTCAGTAGCAATAAAGACGCCCCATCGGGACAGTACATCTGCGTATTCCACTTCTCTTACATCTTCTGATGGTGGTGAAAACCCCATAGTGTTGGCGTAGTCCTGCCCGTCAGGGACAGACAGCATAAGGTAGAAGTTACGCTGTTCTATCTCTTGCATTATTTAGCGTCTGCCCAGTTATGTGCAACGTTGCAAGACACTTTAAGTGGTACGCCACGCAACATGACACCGTCACCCATGGCTTCAATAAAACGTGGCATGATTTCCTCCCAAGAGTCCTCTGGTACGGCGGTCACGATTTCGTCATGAACCTGTACCAACATCCTAGTGTCAGTTCCTTGGAGGGCTTTTTCAATATCAATCATGGCAATCTTGCAGATATCAGCCGCACTGCCTTGGACCACAGCGTTAATAGCCTGTCTCTCGGCTCTGGAGCGCTTCTCATCGTCTGTGGACTTGATATCGGGCAAACGGCGTCTGCGCCCTGTCAGGGTGGTTACATAGCCTTTGGCACGGGCTTGGGACACAACATGGCGCTTCCACTGGGTTAGTCCTGAAAACTGCTCGTAGTAGCGGTTGATCATGTATTTGGCACGATCCTCAGGGATACCTGTAGTGCGAGCCAGTTTCATATAGCCACCGCCGTAAGCGGTCAAGAAGTTCACACCTTTACCAATTTGGCGTTCTTCGCTAGTTACCTCTGAAACATCCTTGCCAAACAACAGAGCCGCCGCACCTGCGTGAATGTCAATGTCATTATTGAAGATGTGGATCAACTCAGGATCTTTAGAGAACATCGCCATGACTCGGAGTTCAATCTGGTCGTAGTCAGCCACCATCAAGGTATAACCCTCGGGAGCAATAAAAAGGCTACGAATACTGGACTCACGTGGGATGTTCTGTAGGTTCGGATTAGACGCAGACAGACGACCTGTAGCAGTTCGGTGCAGGTTGTATGACGGGTGCAAACGACCCTTGGACAACTTAGGCAACAGTCCGTCAACATAAGTTGATTTAAGTTTCTGAGTTTCAGACCATTGCAAGAGCAACGTAATCGCTGGGTGCTTGGATTCCAGGCGCTTCAATGACTCTTCGTCTACTGATGGCGCTCCACCTTTGGTCTCCTTAAAAGGTTTTAGTCCTAATCCACCTTCACGCTTCTTGTTAAATAAGAACGCTTGCTTGTGCTTTGTGGAATCAGGGTTGAACCCAACGGGTGCGTACTTGGACAACTCCAACAGAGTGTCTCGCATCTTCCCGTCTAGTTCCTTACCAAGAATCTTTAACTGGAGATGGTCTACTGGGATGCCTTCGTTCTCCATCTGCATGAGGACACGAAGCACTGCGGAGTCTTGTTCAACAACTCGGGTCAGGTCATTATGGTGCTGGAGGTAATTAGACAGACGCTCATAAAGCATCCATGTCCAACGGGCATCAAGGTGTACATAACGAGCCGCTGAATCAAATGGAACCTCATCAATGATCTTGCCCAACTTACCTTCACGGGAATAGGCGTTGTGCTTGTCATAGTTATGTTGGATCAAACTTTCAAGTGAATAAGACATCAAGTTCTCATTGATGGCGTGCTGTAAGAGCATGGTGTCCCTGAATGGATTAGACGGGACTTCGTTGTAGTACTTGCTCAATGAGCGAGCATCAAACTTCACGTTGTGCCCAACTTTAATCAAGTCACTAAAAAACAAAGGGCGCAACTCTTCAAGTACAACGGAGCGAGACAGTTGCTCAGGTACTGGTGAGTATTGCGCTGGGATGTGGTAACGAGCCTTAGCGGTGGACTCTTGACCACTCTTAAGAACCTTTCGGTAACCCTCAGGTGGGACAGTAGTACCGTCACCAATCTCTTCGGGCACCAAGATGGAGCCACGGCTGTGACCCATAGGAATTGCCCATGAGTGACCTTTAGTAGCAATGCCTAACCAAAAGACTTCGTTGCGCAAAGGATCAAGCGCAAGCATCTTGCGGTAATCGCCTTCTATTTTCTCCCGTGCTTTACGAGCGATGTCGGGGGAAGGGTTCTTGAGTTTTGCGACATGCGCTTTCCATTCCTTTTCAATGTGTTCAAGAAGGTCGGGATGGCGATCAAGGATTCCACGGGACTCAATGTCAAACGCAAAAGCCCCAACGTTTTGGATAACTGAGATGAGTTCATGTAGTTCTGCGATGGTAGACACAACATGGGGCGCTTGGCGCCCCATGTCATTGTCGTTAGTTGTGGTCACGGCTTAGTTGTCAAAGCCGAGTTCTTCTGATGCGATCTGCATCAAATCACGCTTAGAAGGGACCTGGATGATCTCCTCGGTATATGCACTCTCTGTAAGTTCAGCGAGTTGCTCAGGTGTAATCACTGCAAGACCCCACTCTTCAAGGTCAGCCGCTTTGACCATCTGAAGCAAGGTGGACGATGTTGCGCCCTTACCTGTGCGTGAGATAGCCCAGTAGTGCTTATCAAGAGGACCTGTGCGGTCGCTGTTGTGGAAGTTCTTCAACTGGTCAATTACTCGTGGACCAATTTCCAATGAACGGAGCGCTGGCTCTTCACCTTCGGTGAGAAGTGCAACGTTGAAGTTGTGACGCTTGGATGGGCGATTGCCTGCTTTGCAAAGTGGGCAATCCTCACCGATACAAACGAACGACTTCTGACCAGAACGCTCAAGCCAATGCTGACCATACGAAGCGTATGGGGCATCACCAATGAAGCGAATGATCTGTGTGTCTTCGCTCAACTTAAGGCGGACAGCATAGTTACTGTCACCAGTCTTTACGGAGTCAACACCACTCCAACCGCTTCGTACGACTTTGCGTACTTTCGGGGTTTCTTCACCGTCTTCTTCAAGAACGATTGCTGGACGTGGCTTACGGTTAATTTCTGCATTACCAGTTTGTTGGGCTGGCTTCTTACGAACGACAGGTTGGAATTCCTGCTCGTCATCTTCAAATTCATTAAATGGCATCGTTTTTCTTTCTGTGAGTTACTTTGGATAGTTTTTTGATGTGTGATTTGCAAACCCCGCCCAGTCTGCTTGCGCAGTGTCTAGTTTGAAGGTCTGTATTGCTTCAAGTAGAAACTCTACCTGAGTCCTGCTGTAAAGCCTCCGTCCTTTTACAGATTTGTTAGGGATCTGTGCAGTCTTCGGAGCAGGCGTACGATAAGTGGCTTTAGGTATCCACCCACGTGACTCCCACATACGAATTGTTACGGGCTTTCGGTTTATAGCAATTGCTAACTGACCAATGGTAAACATTTGCATGTCTTCTCCACTGATCCGATAGATCTTGTAACGAGCGCCATTAAAGCGATCGTTTAATAATGAGTTTTGTTTTTTAGAAGAGGGGCGATTCTTAGGAACACGAGAACCTGGGAAGTCAGGCAGGTCGCCAAACATCTCAAGTGCTTTGTCGCTCACGCTTTGAATGCCCACGTTTCTTTCTCAACATAGAACGAAGTAACGGTCTCTTCATGGTCTTTGTGTTCCCATGCAAACTTAACAAGGTTGTCCTCGTCTACGACTTCTACAACTTTCTTGATG